GCCAGTTACCAAAAAAGCAGCACCTGCTCCAGTAACTAAAAAAACCGAACCAAAAGCCGAACCTAAAGCTACCCCAGCCCCAGCTCCAGCAATGCCGGCAGAAGAAAAAGCTCGTATGGAAGGTTTGCTTAAAAAACAAGCTTTAGAAGAAGTACACCCAGAAGATTATGCGCCTGGCGGAGGATTACTTAAGGCAGGGCTAAAAGCTATTGTTCGTTCTGGTGAAAAATCGGCTGTTAAAGAAGGGTTAAAAAATATTGCTCGTGAATCTTTACCAGGCCCTAAACCTACTTTAGCATTACCCGGCCCTAAACCTACTTTAGCATTACCAGGCCCTAAACCTACACCTACGCCATCTTTACCCGCCCCGATAGATAAAAATGCCGCAATAGCCAAAGCTAGAGCCGACCGTGCCGCAATGCGTAATGAATCTATGAGGCAACAAAACCAAGACGCTGGTCCAGCAGGACGGGCTAGAGCATCAGGAGCGCCTTATGATTATGTACCTGCAGCAGGAGAACTAAGACCAGACTTTAAAAAAGGTGGTAAAGTAAAATCAAGTGGCAAAGTAAAATCAGCTTCTAGCCGTGCAGATGGTTGTGCAATTCGTGGAAAAACTCGCGCATGAGAGCTAGTCGAGGTATGGGCGATATAGCCCCATCTAAGATGCCTAGTGGTAAAAAGAAGCCACGTAGGGACAATACGGATTTTACTCAGTTTGCTGAAGGTGGCAAGGTTGGTTTGTACGCTAATATCAACGCTAAGAAAAAACGGATTGCCGCTGGCTCTGGTGAGAAAATGAGAAAGCCCGGAACTAAAGGTGCGCCAACTAAGCAAGCTTTTATTAACTCTTTAAAAACAGCGAAAAAATGAAACCTGAAGACTTTATTGACCGTCAAATGGAAGCCTCTGATAAGTTATTTAAAGTTATGTTTGAAGATCATAAAGAGCGCATGAAAGATATGGTGCTTTGGGCAGATATGAATTCTGGACTCATGCGTAAGCTAGACGAGAGAGATGAAGAAATAGCAAGATTAACTGCGGAACTTATTGCAATGAAAGCGGCTTCAGGACTATGAAACTTAATTTTTCTTGGTTAATAAATTTGTTGGGTTGGCCCAAAGCAGAGGTTCAAGTAGAGCCTTGGCCTTTTCCTGCACCACGTAAACCTAGAGTACCTAAAGCCACAACTCGTAAACCAGCGGTAAAAAAAGTAGTTAAAAAAGTACCTACGAAAGTAACAAAAAAGAAAGCTATAAAAGTTAAAAAATGACAACTAATGGCGCAACCACATTTAACTTAGATCTCAATGATTTAGTTGAAGAGGCTTTTGAGCGAGCTGGCTTAGAGCTACGCACAGGTTATGACATGCGTACTGCCCGTAGGTCTTTAAATCTATTAACGATTGAATGGGCTAACCGTGGCATCAACCTTTGGACTATCGAACAGGGCCAAATTCCTATGGTTACTGGGCAAGCATCATACCCATTTCCTGTTGATACTATTGACCTTTTAGACCAAGTAATTCGCCAAAATAACGGTACAACTAATCAGATTGACATTAATATTAGCCGTATTTCTGAATCTACCTACTTAACACTACCAAATAAGCTCGCACAGGGGCGCCCGATACAAGTGTGGATCAACCGTCAGACAGGCCAAACAAACCCCACCACGGCCGTTTTAACGGCTAATGTAGGCTCTTCAGATACAACAATTAATGTAAGTGACGCTACTGTATTGGCTTCTAACGGATTTGTTAACCTAGGAACAGAAACAATTTACTATGCTAACGTCAATGGTAACCAGCTAATTAACTGCGCCCGTGGGCAAAACGGTACTACGGCAACAAGCCATTTAACGTCTACAGTAGTTTATACCAGCAATTTACCAAGCATCAATGTCTGGCCTACCCCCAATGCGCCAGGTAGTCAGTACACGTTTGTTTACTATAGATTAAGACGGCTTCAAGATGCTGGTACTGGAGTTACTGAACAAGATATTCCTTTCCGTTTTTTGCCTTGTATGGTAGCTGGATTGGCGTACTATATTGCTATGAAAAAACCGGAAGTAGACCCAAATAGGGTAATGTCTTTAAAGGCCGATTATGAACAGCAGTTTCAGCTTGCAGCGGAAGAAGACCGTGAAAAGGCTTCTATTCGATTTGTACCACGCGAAATGTTTTATTGAGGTTATGAATGCCATCAAAATATGCTTCAGGAAAAAACTCGATTGCGGAGTGCGACAGATGTGGTCAGCGCTATATGCTAAAGGAATTAAAGAAACAAGTACTTAAGACTAAACTATATAATATTAAGGTATGCCCCACTTGCTGGGACCCAGACCAACCACAGTTATCTCTTGGGCTTTATCCTGTAAATGATCCACAGGCTGTTAGAGAACCAAGACCAGATGTAAGTTACCAGCAGTCTGGTAACAACGGTTTACAGATTAACCTTACTGGTGTTGGGTTATATGGGTTTGGTGCACCAGATATGGGTAGTAGAGTTTTTCAGTGGGGCTGGAATCCAGTAGGTGGTTCCAAAATATTTGATAATGCGTTAACGCCAGATGACTTGAAAGGTTACGGGCAACTTGGTACAGTAACGGTGTCTATTACATAGGAGTAAATTATGACATTCAAAAAAGCAGCAGACGGAGTAACGGAGCATGGAAAAACTAAAGGTAAAAACTTTGGTGATTCAGGTCCCAATGTAGGTATTGAAAAAGGTCCAATTAAAGGCCCACAAAAACTAGGTCAATCTATGAAGTCTGTAGGACGCAATATGGCTCGTGCTATGTTGCAAAAATCTTCAGGAAGAGGTCGTTAATATGGCTACCGCTAAAAACGTTAAACCAACTCCAGCGGGCAAATACCCATTGGGTAACGCTAAAGATAATAAAGACGCTAGTGTTTATGCTAAACCGCATAAAATGTCTGGTGCAGCTCTTGGTAGCACAGAGGTTGACTTAGGTGTTTGTTATGCAACTGATCCAAATACTATGAGTTCTGCAGAATCTACTCCCGGTGGTATGCCAGCCCGTACTGTAAGTATTGGCAATAAGACTCGTGGTCCTAAGACCGAAGGCATTACTATGCGTGGTTATGGGGCTGCAACTAAAGGTATTAAATCACGGGGGCCTATGGCGTAATGGATTACGATACCCTTTTCTCGCAAATTCAGACGTACACGGAGAATATATTTCCAGATACGTACCTTGCTAATGGAAGTACAGTCAGCTATACAACGCAGATTAATACTTTCATTCAGCAAGCAGAATCCCGTATATATAATACGGTGCAGATACCTTCTTTGCGAAGAAATGTTACGGGTAATTGTTCGCCCTCTACGGCATACTTAGGCTGTCCAAATGATTACTTATCTTCTTATTCAATGGCGGTTATTGACCCAACGGTAGGAACATATGAGTACCTTCTAAACAAGGACGTTAACTTTATTCGTGCCGCTTATCCGAACCCAAATGACAAAGGCATACCTAGATATTACGCCCTATTTGGTTCTAGACTTAATGATCCAAACGAACTTTCCTTTATTCTAGGCCCTAGCCCAGACGCTGTTTACAGCATAGAGTTACATTATTTTTACTATCCAGAGTCAATTGTTACCGCCGGCACGTCTTGGTTAGGAGATAATTACTCGCCCGCCCTGTTATATGGCAGCTTAGTAGAAGCCTATCAGTACATGAAAGGCGAAGCCGATATGATGGCTATGTACAACACAAAGTATCAAGAAGCAATGCAGCAATTGAACAGATTAGGTACTGGATTAGAGCGTCAAGACGCCTATAGAAGCGGACAAGCCAGAATTAAGGTAAATCCATGAAAACCGTAGTAAAATTAACAAAATTTTTAGGAGCATAAAATGGCAATTACTCAAGGTATGGCGGACTCGTTTAAGGTACAAATCCTTAGCGGTCAACAAAATTTAGTGTCCGGTGCAAGTCCTGTATATAAAGTAGCTTTGTACACTAGTTCAGCAACTCTAAGCAATGCAACTGCAGCGTATACGACTTTAAATGAAGTTACTAGTTCTGGCTCAAACTACACTGCTGGCGGAAACACCTTAACAGTTAGCACAAGCCCAACAAGTACTGGTAACGTAGCGTTTATGTCGTTTGCGAATAGCTCATGGACTAACGCAAATATTACGGCTAACGGTGCATTAATTTATAACAGTACCGCAAATACCGCTGTAGCTGTGTTGGCTTTTGGTGGTGATAAAACTGCTACAAACGGGACTTTTCAAATAATTTTTCCTGCTGCTGATTCAACTAACGCAATCATACGCATAGCGTAAGGAGCCTGATATGGCTTTTGCAATAGCAGATAGAGTTCAGGAAACAAGCTCGACAACGGGTACTGGTACGTTTTTACTTACTGGCGCTGTTACGGGCTATCAATCTTTTGCGGTCATTGGGAATACTAATACAACTTACTACACCATTGCGGACCAAAGCGGAACGAACTGGGAAGTAGGCATTGGCACATACTATTCTAGTAACGTTTCTTTAGCCCGCACAACGATTCTTTCTTCTAGCAATGCAAATGCGGTAGTTAACTTTGGCGCTGGAACTAAATCGGTATTTGTAACCTACCC